AAAAAAAAAAAAAAAAGTGAAAAAAACGGAAAAATGGACTCACTGCAAAAAGCTCTAAATCTCATTTTTGCAAAAAAAATGGCTGACCAACGACTTTTTTTTTTGTTTTTTAAATATATGTCATTTTTGGTTTAGGCGAATTTTTATATAGCATTATTATATGATTAATGCTACTCAAAATTCGCCAAAATTCGCCAAAAAATATTCGTGTCAAAAGTGTGACTATTCGTGCTTTAAGAAAAGTGATTTCATAAAACATAACGAGAGCATAAAACACAATGCTACCAAAGGCGAAAATAATGCTACCAATAACTCGCCGACATGTGTGTGTGGTAAGAAATATAAACATCCATCCAGTTTTCACAGACACAAAAAAATATGTAAATTATTTTGTGAAACAATTAAGGATGAAAAAGTGGAATTAAATACAAATGAGAATAAAAAAGAGAATAAAACGGATAATATTAACGAAGATATGAGTTATAAAGATATGTTTCTACATATGATGAAGCAGAACCAAGAATTACAGAAAACAATGCAGGAAATTATACCAAATATAGGTAATAATAACAATAATATTAATAATACGAAGTTCAATATTAATCTATTTTTAAATGAACAATGTAAAGATGCCCTGAATATTATGGATTTTGTTCATTCTTTGAAACTTCAAATGACTGACCTGGAAAACACCGGTAAAATGGGATTTATCGAAGGTACGAGCAAGATAATTATCGATGGTTTGAGAGAATTAGAATTACATCAACGACCAGTTCATTGTAGTGATATACACAACGCGATTTTATACGTAAAAGACAATGATACATGGGGACAGGATAATGACAACAAAGATAAAATGAAACGTGTAATAGATGAAGTAAGTAAGGCGAATATGAAACAGTTACCGAAATGGATAACTGACAATCCTACCTATGCAACGGACCAGGAATATATGAAAATTGTATCTAATATAATGAATGTGGATATGGAACACAATAAGTCGGAAATTATTAAAAATGTATCTAAGGAAGTGGTAATTGAGTCGAATGAAATAGTGAGGAAGTAATATATAATTCGATATATCGATAAAAATTATTTATTACTATATTTAAATATGTTTTATTTCAAATTGCGTGGGGTTTCAAATAGTAATACACAAATAGAAAAGACTACAAATAAAAAGCTCGATAAATACGATGAAATACTTAGTACAAGTGAAGAATTTAATTTATTTGTGAATCATTTGAAGAGTTCTAATATTCAAGTAAATAATCAAATTATGAATAATATGAACATGCAATATTATACTGAATCAAGAATTAAATATTATTTAGGTGAGATGTATTCAATAAATACAGTGTATCCAAAGGATGATTACATAAATGTGGATATTCTTTTGAATGATATGGACAATACGAGACGAATATATCCGAAGGGTATATTTGAACATGGTATATATAGTAGTATGGTATGTAAACTCACCACTCGTGGACTAATCGCGTTAAATTCGGGGGTAAGTGGGTATACAAAACGACTACTCCCTTATTTAGAGGCATATAATTTAAAAGACATGTATCTGTTATATCTGATAGGTGATGTAGAAAAACAAATAGATGATTATTATTTATCAAAAATACGATTGGAAGGATGTAATAAATCTGTAATCATAAAAGCCGCCAATTTACATAGACACTGGGGAGTGTTGTATTCAAAGGAAATGTTTGATAATGATATACCATTTCAAAATAAAGTTGGATGTGCACTATGGAGAGGTGCAACGACTGGTCAGGTGGGTCGGTGTGCAAATCGCTTTGACCTCGTTGAAAAATATTTTGATAACCACAACAAAATAAACATAGGATTTAGTAATATTGCTTGGGGGACAGTAGATACTTCAGGCAATATTATTAATTATCATTCTTATGCCAAGTGGGTAAAAGGCAAAATGTCGATAAAGGAACAGCTAAGATATAAATATTTATTGGCAGTCGATGGAAATGATAAGGCGAGTGGATTAAATTGGCAACTTGCATCGAAATCATTGGTAATGATGGCGAAACCTACAAAAATTAGCTGGTTAATGGAGGACAATCTCATTCCGAATGTTCATTATATTCAGTTAAAAAATGATTTTAGTGATCTCGAAGAGAAAATAGAATGGTGTGAATCCCATCCCAACGAGTGTCAACAAATGGTAAATAATGCCAACCATTTTATGTCCCAATTCTATAATGAAAATATGGAACGATATATTGAGTCGCAGGTAATTGTACGTTATATGAAAAAAATACAATTATCTAAAGTGCGCTTTACATAATAAGCATTGACATTGTTATTTTTCGCTTAGTAGTTATTCCATTGCTTATATTCATTTTAACATTTTGAAATTGATTTATTTGTGTATTGTTAATAGGTTCTTTCTTAATAGGAACAACATCTATTGATTCATGTCCATTAAATCGTACACGATTAAAGAAGAATGGAATATAAACCAACCTCATTCGCGTTCGTTGTAATATTCGACTTTGACATTGTTCAGAATGAAGTGAATACTGTTTGCTATATTCTAATAAATGCGCGAATATAGACCCATATAGTTTGTACGTGATCATATTAGTGATTGCAAAGCGGTCATTAAACTGATAATACAATGCAAAGTTGGGAATACAAATAGTATAATCGTGTACATGATTAAAAAGAGCAGTATTAATAGTATTTTTATATTTCACGTCCGGGCGCAAGAACATGACATAATCAAACTGTTGTTTTGATGCCGATATCATATTGACTAATTGTTGTTTTGAATACATTGCGCAAATGAAATTATCTACGCTATTATAGTTCGTATTCCATGGGTCAGGATGTGTTCTGTATTGTTCAATATTTATTTGTTTTTTAATTTCATCTTGGTCATCAATTTGTATATAATTAGGATTCAATAATTTATATTCATCATTATCTAACTGAATATGAAATTCGTTAGTTCGTATATTATTATAGGTAGATTTTACATTATATGTGTGAATATATATAACAAACTCCACGTTTTGCTGCTGCAATGGGTGAATAATGTATTGTTTTATGGATTGTATGGTATATTTTAAACTTCTGGTGATTCCCCAAAACCCCAGCGCGATTCTCATTATAATATAATTTTATTTTAATAAGAATCATTTATGTTTTAGATATATTGTGAATAATACTTACTAAACCAGTTGCGAATAGAAGCATTTTTGTATGGTCATCTGCCTTAAAAGTGTGTGCATTATTGAATGGGTAAAAAATATACATTAATAGTAAATATACGCCAATTAAAAATATAGATTCGAGCTTATCTTTGCGACCAGTAATTTTTTGTATTTTTTTGAGTATTTTGTCTGAATCAATAAATGAGTTCTGGATTTTTAATCCCCATTCGCGTAATATAAAGACTATAAGTAGGATTTTTAAACTGAGTAAAAGATAAATATAGTAATGCAGAATTTTTTCGGAGTTCATTCTATATATAATAATTTAGATTATTTCTAAAACTTAATTGTTACATCCTTATGAAAATAAAAAATTGATCATATATAAATTATAATTATGTGTATTATACAATATATAATGATCTCGCGTGAAGGACAGAATAGGGTACTATCCAGTAGTTCAAGTACATTCGTAGAATTATTGCGTAGGAGAGTACACAATAGTCGTTCAATATCTACTTACAAACCGATCTCTACCAGCAATTCAGTTAAGCGAACTGCTTCGTGCAGTAACTTGAATATACAAGATTGTAATAAATAGAAAGGTAGTCTTGGTAAAAATATATATGTATATTATATATTACACTTTATGGAGATAAAATTTATAATAGTAAAACTATTGGATTTAGCATACATAGCCGTTATTTATTGCTTTCTTGCGGTAATATTATCAATTATCACACAAAAAATAGCAAGTTATTTTCCAGAGCAATATAATTACGAGAAATCGCTATTAAAGCTGGTGATTGAAATCATTGCGTATGTATGGTATATTGCGGTAATTGTATATATAGTGCGAAATATAGTGGAGCGTATACCATCGCCGTTTAATAATATGTTTGGTTTTTCTCATATTAAAATGAAAGAGTTACACTCGGCTGGTATGTTTTCTATTATTTTTGTTCATTTACAAGAAGATTTTATTGATAAAATAAAATATTTAAGGGATATAATTTAGATAGCGGATAATATAATAAGACAACAAATCAATAGCTATTTTTTTTTATCTTTATCAATTATAAGTAGGTATGCCAAAACCAAATTTTGAAGAGAAAGAAATAGAAATATTGAGAGATGCGGTAGATATTGCAGAAAAAAAAAGTAATCAAAAGGTAGTATCATCGCCTGAAGTTAAGAAAATTATTTCAATTGTAGAGAATTTCTTGCGTCAAAAAAAACTGATTTGTTACGGAGGTACTGCTATTAATAATATATTGCCTGTTGCAGACCAGTTTTATGATAAGTCATTAGAAATACCAGATTACGATTTCTTCTCGATGAATGCACTGAATGACGCCAAAGAATTATCAGATATATATTTCAAAGAAGGTTATTCTGATGTGGAAGCAAAGGCAGGCGTTCATCATGGTACATTTAAGGTATTTGTGAATTATATTCCGGTCGCGGATATTACTGCGTTAGCAAGTGAATTGTATAAATCAATCAAGAAGGAAGCGATTAGTGTGTCTGGTATATTATATGCTCCTCCTAATTATTTAAGAATGGCTATGTATTTAGAACTATCCAGACCGAAAGGGGATGTGAGTCGTTGGGAAAAAGTATTAAAACGACTAATATTATTGAATAAGCACCATCCGTTAAAGGGTAAGAATTGTAATTTGATCGATATTCAGCGTTCATTTGAATCCAATAAGGTGAATGAAGGTGATGTATATGATATGGTAAAGAAGGCATTGATAGATCAAGGGGTAGTATTTTTTGGTGGTTATGCGAATTCTTTGTATTCATCGCATATGCCCAAATATATGAGGAATTCGATTAAAAAGATTCCTGATTTTGATGTACTATCAGAAGATCCAAAGACGACAGCGACCATTGTAAAAGAGAGATTAGGGTATGATGGCATTAATAATGTGACGATAAAAAAGCACAACGCGATTGGTGAACTGGTAGATGAGAATTACGAATTGTCGGTGGATGGAGAAACCGTTGCATTTATATATCGTCCGAACGCATGCCATAGTTACAATATATTACATACGAAGTATGCTAAAATAAAGATAGCGACGATTGATACTATGTTGAGTATGTATTTGGCATTTTTATATTCTAATCGTGATTATTTCGAACCTGATCGAATTTTATGCATGGCGCAATATTTGTTTTCAGTTCAACAAAAGAATAGATTAGAGCAAAAAGGATTGTTGCGTAGATTTAGCTTAAGTTGTTATGGTAAGCAAGACACTTTAGAAGACATGCGTTCGGCAAAGGCAGCTAAGTTTGAAGAACTCAACGGTAAACGAGGAACACCAGAATATGAAGAGTGGTTTTTAAAGTATACTCCAGGAGCTCCGGGTAATGTAAAGCCGAAAAAACAGAATATGACAAAAAAAAAAGGTAAGTCTAAATCTAAACCTAAACCTAAATCCAAACCTAAATCCAAATCTAAATCCAAATCCAAATCCAAAAAAAGAAAATCAAGAAAAGCGCGACGAATTGCTGGTATAGAAATTTAAACGGTTAATTTCTGCTTATATTGAATAATCATTTCATGTATATCTGAATATTCTAACCATTTCATATTCCATCCATGTGTGGAGGAAATAAAATTCATCATGAATTCATCACCATATATGTAACATGCTTCCATCAATCTATTTATATAGGAAATTTGCTCTTTAGTAGAGAACATCACAGGATTTTGTTGTTCTATATTATTTACATACATCCAAACCTTATTATTTGGGTGTAATGTACATCCATCAGACTGTATCATAGTGACAGGGACAATAATTCGTTTATATGCGCTTTCCCTGATATCTAATTTATGTAATGTTTCGTCGCCGACTTTAAATAGTACCCCTCCTGTACTTTTCTGTGTATGTTCTGTATTGTACGCCATAGATAAATTGAATCTGTTTCTGGGACCGATCAATATAAATTTGCGTAAGTAATTAAAATCCGGTGATAAATATGCGGAATGTCCTATGGTTTCGTGCCCGATTGTTGAATATCGTGAGTCATCTATCATTAGTGAACCGTAGCCGAAAACGAATTGTTTTTGTGACTCTATGTAACTATGTATACAATAAATAGTTATTGAAAGAGCAATAATTATTGCGATATTATGAATCATTTATTACACTATAATTAGATAATAAATGATACCCATCAAGCTCCCATAATACAATAAGTAAAATCCTTGAATGTTTTTAAAAAGAGGGAATGCATTGTGTTTGCGTAAATAGATGTTTTAATGTTTTCTGGAATATACTGAGAAATAATCAATGAAGTATGAATTATAAATATGGTAATAAGCCATACTAATTCACGTAAACGATATATGGAGTAATGAATGACATTCCAATCATTTACATAACTACACATCTTGGTCGGACTATTTCGTAAGAAAAACTCATGTATATCTAAAATGCCTCCGAATGTTCTGCTTACGGCATTTGTATCATAAAAAGTATTCAGGAATTTTTGTATTCCTCCAAAGTTCCATAAGTTAATGAATAATATTTTATTTCCAATAATGCGTTCTGTAAAAATGTGAGGACACATTGCGTCAGTGCAATTATCATATGTAAGTTCGTCATTGCTAATAATAGGAATAAATGTGGTTTTTCGTAACTTGTCAATGAGGTCGTCGTTGCTGGTGAATGTACTTACGATAATTTCTTTTTTTGCTGAAATATCCATGTAATTAATAAATATTCGATTGTTTAATGTTTTGTATGTATTTTTGTCCATTTTATGTATTTCTCTCTCGATGATATTTAATACTGAATCGAGATGTAGAGTATTATTGAACTCCTTTCGCATATCAGTATATAAACGTTCTATGAGTTCCATTTTATTCAAAATATAAAAGCATCCCAACATTGCTCCGACGCTCGAACCTGATATGCGATGTACTTTTGTATATTTTTTATGTTCAAGTTCTTTAACATATAGTAAAGCACCGTACATGTATATACCCTTAAATGCTCCACTGTCTAATACAAGGTCAATTTCGTTTGGAATGTGCGTTTTATCAACATTTTCTAATAATTTATGAATATAGTTTTTATAGATTGGCATATATACTTTTTGCATAAAATTATAAAAAAAGTATAACGATTAATAAAAGAACGATTATGAGTGGACCTGATTATATTGCCATTCAAATAGTTATATATTGTACGCTGGGATTTGTAATTGGATATGGGTGTAGATCACTTGTATGTTCGGATAATGCGGAGAGTCAAATAAAAGCTTTAGAAGAAGAAATAGATGATATAGAACAACAAACCAATGATGAATTGGATAGAAGGTCAAATGATATTTTAGAAAGAATTGGTTCATTCAATAGTATCCAGGCATTTCCGGTGGTAGAATCAGAATCAGAACATATAACTCCATCTGCACCAATGTACGATTCGAATGATGACACAGACAATTCTGTGTAAAAAATGTAACTATTTATGTAAGTCTAATGCCTTTGTGATTGCGTAGAAGTGACTTGCGAATAGTATGCTAATAATAATGTAGCCGTTAAAATTGAAGTTTCCATCACCTGAAAACGCAATAGGAATATATTTTACCATATTTTTTTTGACGAATGGTAGCTGGAAGATGAAAAATAGAAATGCCACAAAAATGGGTATTTTTAGCTCGTCAAAAATGAGTTCCATTGAATCTTTGCGATTTTCTTCTTGGTATTTTCGCTGCATCATTTCATTTTCATCGGCATAATTTTTAATATAGTCTTCAACGTGTGCACTTTCTTGAGGAATATAATTGGGTTGTGTTTGTTGATCAGTCATAATAGGTTGTGTGTTTGTTGGTATATCACGTGACGGTAACTGTCCTCCGCCAGAGGAAGACAGTTGTTGAATTTCTTTACTAAATTCATTGGCATTATAAGGCACTGATTCTAAATCGGGTTTTTGAACACGGGTATCTTTGGCTTCTAAAACAATATTTTGCTGCGCAAATTGTGAAACGGAAGGATCGCTGGGTAATTCTTCTATTGAACTGGTATTGCTCATTGGTATAATATAATAGACAGAAGGTTTGTTGGGTGTATTTACGCATTTATGCGAACGGGATATGTTTTTTTGATTTATCATATGGTACTTGTTTATGCTTAACCTTATAACATGAATTATCGAATCTATATGTTTTGTTCTCGATTTTATTGATTTTAGGTGCTTTAAATATAAGACAGTTGCGTTCATTACATACTTTTCTAAATAAGGTAGCGAGTCCGAATCCTAAAATAATAGATATAACATAGTCACTGTATTTTCCATAAAGTAATCTTTTAATTTCCATATACTATATAAGAATAAATTAGTTTTGAACAGGAATTTCTTTTATATCGGAATCATCTGATGGACATTTTACTTTATTATAGCCAAACGAAAATACATTATCAGCCTTATCGACATATTGTACGCTATCCGAGTTATTTGGGCTGGGATATACATATATAATAGTAGGGTCAGGTTTGGTAATATAAACGAAGAATAATCCAATTGCAAGACTAATAATAAAACTGGGAATATGGAAAAATTTCATGTTGATATATATATTGAAATATTATTTTGTATATTGAATAACTTCGGGATCGGTCTCTATAATAAATTCGGTATCTTTTACTACTATTTCAGATTGAATTAAATTATTTTGTTTCGGTGTGTAAAAATCTTGTTCTAAATTGTAGTAACTGTATTTTAACGAGCGGTCTTTCTCAATCATGGGTATTAAATCATTGATATATAATTCAACCGCATCTTTGGTAAACTGTTTATCATTTTCGTTTTTTCCTTTTTGTATTAGTTCTATAATTTCGTATTTTTTTTTGGTTATCACCTCGTCATGTTCAGCAATCAGTTTTTTATTTTTTAAGTAGGGCGTAGCCTCGATTAATTCATTCAGGTATAATTCATATTCTTTATTATTTGCGATAAATTCGGTTTTTATTTTATCAAAGACGGATAATGTATTAGATTCATCTGAAAACTGAAAGAACAAATTCAGTTTTGTTTTGATGATTTCATCTTTATCTTGTTCCTTGCTATTATCAAACATGTTAATTGCCCATGAAATTGTACCATAATCCCCTTTTTGAATAAGAATATTGAGTTCACATGGTTTGAATTTATCACGATATGTTGCTCCGCATTTAGCCTGTAGTTTTCTATTTTTTTCTATGAATATTGTTCCCACCGGATTTTTACAATGAACGCATGGTGGTCGTAAACGGCGAACGCGGTCTCTCTTTTCTTTTAATGATAGAGATTGATTGCTGCTTATTTTTTTCTTTCTTGCCTGTAGTGCTTCTTCATACCGTTGTTTTAGTTTATAATATGTATTGGTGATTTCTAATATTTTTGGGTCATTCATAATTATATATGTTATGTAAATATTTTTTTAGCCCATAAAATCTTCAAACTCATTTGTTAATTTAGGTAAATCGGTAATCATAGTATTAGATGTCTTTTTCTGTTGCTGTTTAATATCTTGCATTAACTTAATTTTCGATAATATATATGTTTTTTGTTTACGTAGCTTAATATCTTTTTCTATCGGGGTTAGTTTACCTTTGTATTGAACTATTAAAAAAATTGCTAAACCTAAAAAAAACAGGATAAACCCCGCTGTATTGAAAAAAGCGTTGTTATATGTATTTTTTATGGTATGGCATTTTTTTAATGTTTCATTCGCGAAATATTTCATTCCTGGTTCAACTAACATAGGACGCTCCATTGTTAATACTCTAAATTATGAAAATAAATTATATATATTATTTATACATGGCTTCATCGTTTTTGGCATTAATATTATTTGCTATACTTTCATTAGTCTATTTTATCATTAAATATTTTATGTATTCCAGTTCGCAGATGAAAATAGTAACTGGTATTTATTTCTTACTTGTGATAGTAACCCAATATATAGTAAGTTTATCTGCAATAAAAGAGAAATGTGGAAACAATGATTATGTTTCGGCATTTATGACAACTGCTTTTCCTTGGACTTTTATATTCGGAATTCTATACATTGTAATGACCATGTTTCCGGCATGGAAAGCTCCATTTGCAAATACATTTGGATATGGTTTTGCACGACTTGCAGGTGTTCGTACATTATTGGTGGATGATATATTAAAGAAAGACGCTTATAAACAAGGGGGTGGAGGAATGCGTAAAATGTTTAAACGTTCAGCGCAGCGAGGTGGAGGAGAAGAAGAGGATTCAGGTTTATCGAGTGTAAAAGAAATGACAAAGGCAATACAAAATATTTATAGCGATCCTTCAATGTTAATAAATGAAATTACTATTGATAATTATGAAACATTTTGGTCACGTATGAAGCCATTATTTAAGTCGAGTGCGAATGATCACAAAGATGCCTTATTTAAAATGATTTTACTCAAGGATGTAGTGGCGGAATGCATGTGGTATCTGCTAACAGGTATGTTAGTAACATCTATGGTCGCGAATTCTATCGTTAATACGAAATGTAGGTATTCTATAGATGAAATGAAAAAGAATCAAGATGAATCAGATAGGGCGATAAATACAGCAGCAGAAACGAAAGAGGAACCACGTGTATATTCTACTAAGGAATAGAAGCAAGAATAGAAGTAAATAAATCAAAATATATTATTTGATTTATTTACACCACATACATTTTGTATTTTTTACTGAACAATCAATACAAATGGAAGGATATAAATAACAATAGCCGAATGGATTTGATCCATGATTGAGGTTTGTATAACCATGTGTTTTTTTTTGGTTGCATATCTTACAATATGCTCTACATGGACTTAATGGATAAATTCCAACTATGTCATATATTTTATGAAGTTCGCATATATAATCGTTTGGGTTATTAGGCGTCATTATAGTTTGTGTAAAAATAGCTTTAATATAGAATCTTAGGAAAGGCTAAAAAATACAGGATACATAAATAACATAGAATGGCGGTTACGACAACGATTAACCACATGGGTAATATTGTCTTATTTCTATAACCGAGTCCGAAATCTCTAAACGTTCCATTTTTATTATATATAAAATTAGGTTTAACTGTATGAATAAGAGTAAAAATGATTAAAAATAATATTATAGATAATGAAATTATATTTGATCGAATAAAACTGCGGGATATCATTATTATTGTTATATAATAATGATAATTATTATTTATTTTCATTAATAACCTTCGTCTCCATCATTGTCACCATGATCATCGTCATCCGGTATATGTGACATGGACATTTCTTCTGCCTCGATTTCTTGTCCATTAAGGAATTCTTGTGCCGCTTCATCTGTAAAATGAGTATTCATATCAAAATTACCTGCTTGTAATCTTTGTTCTATTGGACCTTGTGTATTGAATATTTCGCGTCTTTCTTCATCGTAAGTCTCCTTGACATATTGTGTAAGACCTTTTTGGAGGCCTTTCCCCCATTCACCTAATTTATGGGATTTGAATAATTTATTGATTTCTCTCTGTTCTTCTGTGAACTCTTTGAGTCTGGTTGTCTTTGTAGTCTTCTCCTTATCAGAAGATCTACTGATTTTTTTCATAATTTCTTCATGACTGAAATTGATATTTGATTTATTAATCATAAACCGTTTGGTGAAATTAATCAATAGACTTGCTATCTTTTCGGCTGATTCTAATTTTAAACCAGCCACTATATCTTCCTCATCGCCGTAATTTCCGGTTCGGATGTCATCTATTTCTGCATCAGTGGAAACTTCAGAGAAGCGCCCATCCTTACTGGAGACTGATGGTATCTTTCCAACCACCGACACATTTTTTATATAATATGAATATATTTTCAATAAACAATACTCGTATAAAAAAGTACTGGTAACTTTGTCGAAGATTGAAACAATCTTCTTATCAGAACCTGGAATATTTGTTGGAGAGAAACAAGGTATAATTGTACATAAAACGAATAAATTCTTACATTCTTCTTGTATGTTTAGTAGTATACTATCGAAATTAGATTCATAAAACTGTGGTAAGAATGAGTAATAACTCATAATCGTTTTTTTAATATCTATATTGTGGTCATCTGAAAACCCCCAATGTTTACATATTTTAATCTTATCGTACTCTGTTTTATGTAATATAATATTTGGATAGACGTAACATAAATTGTTTATACAGTCCAACATGAATTCTAATATTCTATACGCACTATTATGTTCAATGTTTTGAAACTGTACATTTGCTTCTTCACGCAATGGAGACCATGCGGTTGATTGATTTATGAATTCCATAACTGGCGCCATCTCCTTTGAAGTGGAACGCCCATGTGTTAAAAGGAATTTTGTGATATCGGTTTTCATTTTATCTGTCTCCTTTGCCAAATAATTTTTAATAGCTTCTATTTCAGGAGTTTCGGCTTTGACTCCAATTTCGAATGTGTCGATAAGGGATGTTAATAACTCTTGTAATTCGACTGGAATAGATGTATCGTTACCGCGTTTTAAAAACTGTAACATGTCTCTTATTTTTTGTATTCTACTTATAGGCTCGTCGTTTGTGCTGGTTGACTTAATAGCATTACGCTTATTAACCACTTTTAGTAGCGATGTCAATGCCGAACTATCATATGAAATATTTTCGTGTTTTAAAAATGTTACCTGTTCAGATAAAGAAACGTGTTTTGGGAAATTATCAGGTTTTTTGATTCCGATTCTTTCGAAATCTCTATGTAACGGAATATTATTTTTAAAATTACATATAGAAATGAAGTAATTATAGATTACTTTCTCTTTAAACATCTTTGATTCTGAAGGAATAGTAAGTTTTGTATTTGTGTCATATAAATAGTATGGAGCCAAAGGAATTTCAGAAATATCAGTAATTATATCTGTATAATCTTTAATTGTTGACATATCGCGCGTAATAGAACTATCTTTACTAATAAAATACTCAATAGGCGTTTGTATTGTGTCAGTATTCATACAACATGTATTTTCTAAGAACGATTCTCCTGCGTTAGTTTTAAGAAGAGCATCTTCTTTTCTGACCTGTTTATTTATTTTTTCGAATATTTGAAACGAAAAACCGATAATTTTTGAGCGAATAATTAGAATATCGTCGTCTTGGTGTGCAGTGCCGGATTTCATTTTTTCTACGACGGAATCAATGAATCCGGATCCTAATGCTTGTAATGATTTTATCTTAAAATCGACAAGTGGAGGTAAGAATGTATTCCAATTTATTACATCGTGTTCTATTGGCACATCCACATTTACATCACCGGAGGTAATATACTCCATTTTTTTAGTGAGCATTCTTTCCATAGATACGTCTTTTAATATGTCATTTTCAATTAAATCGCGAATGGTTTGACTGAGCGCGTCGGCTTTAATTCCGGCTATACTATTCCATGGCGTGATTGATTTTGCCTTGATTTTCAATATAATACACGAGATATAAACGATGCCGTCAATATTGGACGATTTATCAAGTGGAAATCCGTCAAACGATTTTATGCATCCTGGAAATGTTTTCTTGGTTTTGATGTTTGGTATAGCGGTTTGTACGAACATGTGCAAATAGGAAGCGGTAATAATGATTAACAAATAGTGTTTACTATCATCATATGATTTTATTTTTCTGCCTTTTGCAGATGCTCTTGCTTCGCGTTTCTTATGTTCATCCTCCGAAATTATTTTACGTGTAAACAAGTTCAATACATTTTGAATAATGGGTATATAATATTCCTCAACATTGATGTACATATAGTTAGTTAACGCAACAAGTATTTTATAGACAGTGAGAGCATCTGGGTCTTCTATCATATCTTGTAGATTCTCCATATCATCCAGTGAAATTTTCTGTTCTTCTTCAAGTAAATCGTTTGTTGATACTTTATATCCTGCTTCATTTCGACCTTCTTCATCTGAAAAATCGATATCGGATATTTTTCTACCACTGTGTTTATCCACCCAATAACTTCCGTCATCGCTGTGCTTACCTCTTTCTTTTCTAATTTTTTCCATTGTCCCCAAATAATTTCCTCCATCTAAATAGGTGGATGCCATCAAAGGTATAAATGTGGGTAATAATTTAGTGTTTGTTTCAGTACAGTATAGCCAGTAAGGGCTTTCTTTTTCTTGGGCTTCGCGCGTAAATAAGCGTTTGAATTTCAAAATATGAGCTTGTTTTTTGACGAAATCAGGTTGACCTAATATTAATTCAAGTATTTCAGAAAATGGGCTTTTAACAATAGTGCTTCCATCTGACAGTTTTTCAAGTCCGATATTATAACGAATAGTGTTGTATTTATAGTTGTTAATTTTGTTTATTTTTCTTATTTGGACTACCTGGTTTTTATAATAGGCGAAATTGGATAGTAGCACATTTGTTAAGTCTTCTATAGATAATTCATGACTTAAATCAAATTCTTTTAATAAGTTTTCCAACGATTTACGTTTCATTACAGATTCAGTTACATCGAGGTTCATGCATTTATCACTAATTGTGAAACACTTTGGTTTGATATTACAAAACATATTATCGGTAATGTCTACTCCTTCAAATCCTTCATTTAATATCCATTTATTCAATACGCGTTTGTAGTATTTGTTCTTTTTACCTTCCTCTTCTAATATTGCGTAATCGTTGTCAATGACTGTGCGTTGTTTGTTAATCATAGCCTCAGCTTCTGTTCGCGCGGATTCTTCATCTAATCCGATACTTTCTTGAAGCTTCTCGGTTAAAAACAAGTTAAATTCGTCAGGTGTTTTGGTATCCTGTTCATCTCGATATTCCTCTATAATATCATAACGCGTTTGGTCGTACTGTTTATCATAATAGATAGTTTTTTCATTATCTTCTAACAATTCATCTAATTCAATGTATTTCTTTGTAAGTGTTAGCGTGGCACACGAGTTGTCAGATATCTTTTCTTTTTCTATATATTCTTCGTATTGCTCGTTGCCTTTTTCTAATTCGTCTTGAATATTCACTGTTTCCAATAAATGAAGATTGGCCAAAACGATTGCTGAACATAATAATTTACCTTTATCTAATGCATAAATTGTCCGCATCAACTCAGTTGTTGTTTTTGTTTTAATATTAGTAATTCCTGGAAAATATATTTGGAACATAACTTCATCTAATAATTCTTCCTTCGTTTTAGGATGCTTGCTGTCTACTAATAACTGGATAATAGAATTAAATGGCGTTGAACTACTTGTAATATGCTTTGTTGTATTTTGTACAATATCTTGAAATACTTTCTGTTTTTCTTTATATGTTTTTTTGTAATCAAGGATTTTGGTCTTTAAAAATTCGTTCATTTCTTCGTATATTTTATAGGTAATATCATCAGTATAAACCATAAATGGTTCTAATTCGGAAACGAGTGAAATTAAGCTGAGGTTACCAGTATTATATTGGTTTGTATATTCAAACAGTTTTTTTGTACGCGGAATAATTACGTTTAAAAACTTATCGTATATATTATGTTCTTCTACACTATCACTTACAGTAATATGTAAATTGGTTTTTAAAAAGTTCGGTATAGTGGTGTAGTCGAATGCCGTTTCTAATTCGTCAATGGTAATTTTGTGTGTGACGCCTATATTTGTCTTACTAAAATACCCACCTTCATTTAAACCAGCTCTTGATAAAATAGATGTTCCTGGCAAATATTGCTTAGAATTATCGATAACTGGTTTTGACATGATCATTATACTGCGAGGTTGAATGCGCTCTGTATTAAGGATACGTTGATTGGTTATTTTTGGATTCATGTTTTGTTTCTGTGTCGCGAACGTATCTTCGTAGTCGTCTATTTCGACGTGCTGTGTTAGAATATCAACGTCATTATGTAGATTTAATGTGGTCATTGCCAATGGATTATTAGTCATTTCGTATGGTGTTAAAAATGTGTCAATAGACCTCAAAAAATATTTATATTTATTATTATCAGAGGGTGTGTTGTTTTTTTTATAATTTTCGAACATTTCAATAAGATTATGTAAATCTTGTGCATTGTCATGTGGACTAAAAAACAAATTATGAAGTTCAGCAACAGGTAAGATAGGTATATGATTTTTTTCGAAGTTTTGTAAATGATGAATTAGAGGACGATGCCCGGCGCCCTTTTTTTTCGGTATTAATGCATTTCCATAATCGTCAAATTCTGAAAATTGGTCACGTAATTGAATAAATCGTTGTATCATTAAATTTAGACTGGTCATTACTTGTGTATTACGTTGTGAGGTTGGAATGTGCGCAAGCAAATCATCTAATAAACTGCCTGTTTGTGTGTCGATACTAAAACGTTGTTTACTTTTATCTACTTCTTTCATTATAGACACTTCGCCTATTGCTTTACCATTGAAAATAGGTTCTGGTGATTCATTAAGTACTTTATCCACTTCATCTGTAAAATCAGGCGTGGGTGTTGTTCCGTATATATCATATTGTTCGTCTTCATCTTCCTGCTCTTCTGGTGATTTTTCCACGATTTCGGATGAAACCTGTGTTTCATCTATTCCATCTGGAGAATCCGTTGGTTTATTAATAGAAGGTGGAGGGCGTATTTTTATTTCTTCAATAAAAAGTTCTTCCGGTATTCCTTTGTATGCGAAATCAATATAAATATGGTCATTGCTGGGGTATAATTTTATTTCAATCATATCTTCTTCTAAATTAGATATTTGTCCAGTGATAATAGATGGGAATTCTCCACCAAAGTGAACATCAATCCAGACGTCAGGTAGTAAATTATTTTGTTTTGCGAACCCGTCGCTCGCACCGCGTTTTAATAAGACGAATGTTTGTATAGATTCATCTTGTAATGATTTGTCGCTATTTAACAATAGGGTAAATGTTTCATTTGTTTCTGTATTGATAATTTTAAGTTTGATGTTATCGATATAATCAATTAAAAACCGTTTATCGTTATATAATTCATTTGTTGGTGAATCAATCTTAATAACATCGTATACTTGTAAAAAAATAGAATCACTTGGAACTGACATATCTTATATTTACAGTAGAAATTAATATCATTAACGTATTAAATCGATTTAAGAATAAATCTGTATTTAATATTAATATCATGATATCTCCAGTCGCGTTTGATAAAAGTTATATTATGTCTAATGATGTAAGTGTTAAGCCTAATATTAATAAAAAAGGATACAGAAGCAAAAAAGGCGGTAATTACCAAATTTTGAGATATGATAAAGAGATGCTTGCCTATGATAATTATATTAAAATGGGAGTATACCGTTCTCTAATTGTAAATCTAAATAGTAAGAAAATGGTAGCATTTTCGCCGAACAAGTCGATATCCATTACTGAATTGAAATCGGAAGGAATGGATAATATGCGCGCTGAAGAGTTCGTGGAAGGAACAATGGTCAATCTATTTTATGATACAGAACTTGAAACATGGGATATTGCAACTCGTAGTACTGTGGGTGGAAATGTGAAATTTTACCGCGATTCTGCAAAAACCTTTTCTGAATTGTTTGAGGAGGCGCGTGTCGAGTGCGGGCTGAATATTGAAGATAATTTGGATAAGAAGTATTGTTATAGTTTTGTTCTTCAGCATCCTGAAAATAGAATTGTAACTCCATTCGACAAAGCTTCTCTGTATTTGGTCGGAGTATTTATGTGTGTGGATGGAGAAAAAGACGATATTGAGGTTTCAGGATACGATTTTACTGATACAAATAATATTATGAATTTACCGGAGGAATTACAGACAGTCAGAGAATATTTGATTAGTAGTACAGGTGTGAAATTTCCTGACATTTATAATGAAACTGCTCATTCTAAGGAAAATTATATTGAACAGTATGCGTCTTGTAATACAGATTATAAGACAGTGGGTGTCGTTTTTAAAAGTATGACTAATCCATTTGTTCGCTACAAATGCCGAAATCCTAATTATGAGGAAGTTCGTCGTATGCGAGGCAATCAGTCGAAAGGACAATATACTTATTTGGAGCTTCGTAAATCTGGAAAAATGAGCACCTATTTGAAACTATATCCTGAGGATAGTAAGAAATTTGGAACATATCGAGAACAAATTCATAAATTTACCTATGCCCTGTACAATAATTATGTGCGATGCTATATCAAAAAGGAAAAACCGCTTAGAGAATGGCCACAGCAATATCGCATTCATATGTATAATATTCATCAGAAGTACGTTAGTGAATTGGTTACAGAAAAACGTTCAATTCGTCTTGCAACTGTTATTGATTATTTTAATGAACTGCATCCGTCGAAGCAGATGGCACTATTGAATTATAATCTGCGTTCAAATGAAAAAGATACCGTGCTAACAAATGTTGCGAAAATTATTAAGATTGATGAAAATAATTGCGAACTATAATTGAAAAAATACTATAAAATTGAAAATGAATGAATTCAATTTTATACTTTGTGATAGCTTAAATACTTATATACAAATATGTCTGGTTTGGTCGCTCCCTAATACATGACCAGACCCTTTCATATCCGTATAACATATTTCAAATTGGTTATTGTATGAGTTATAATCATAGCATAACACTACCATAGGCTGATTATCAAATGTAAACTGAAAATAAAAACTGCTATCATTAGGTGAGGTAGTAAGCTCATATTTCATAATATATATTTTCTTAACTATAACCGGTTTAATTGTTTCATATCTTGAATCGTTTTTATGGATAATATTAACATATTTATGATAATCTATGCTGTTTGGTTGTTTGTATTTGTATTTAATTCGCCCATCGTATTCAAGTATGATATTTATTAATTCATATGGAAGTTTAATTGATTTGTATTGTAACCCTATCGTGTCTACTGCTTCCATTATATTATATACATACGACATATATGTATATCATTTTATGATATGGTTGTTTTCAAAAAATTATGGCACTTTAATTACCAAGTACTTAACGTTTTGATCCAGCTCTGCGTCTGCGTGTGCGTCTGCCACCAGACATGCGAGATCCACCGAGTTTAGAACCACATGATCCGCCTCTCTTAGTACCAGCACGACTTCTACGTCTGCGGGTGCGTCTGCCACCAGACATGCGAGATCCACCTCTACGACTGCGTCTTGCTGTGCGTCTTCTGCGACCACCTTCTTTCTTGATACTGCTACCGCTACCGGTTCCACATTTAGTATCAAGCCATTCAACCAAATTGGTATATTGATTCGCACCGGTAAGTGCGGCAGCGCCTCCAAATTCTCTTTGGTATACGGCGACTTGTTCTCCAAGTGCTCTTTCTGCGGATTCCACGGTTGCCCATGCTTCAGAGCAAGCTATTCCTGAAACTTGTGCTCCATGTCGTGCCATTGTAATAGATGCACCCAATCTTGTGGAACCAGATGTGAGGTTTCCACAACCTTCGATAGATGCTTGGGCTAAATTTGCGACAGCCGTTGCGCCATCCAACCATCCCATATAGCTTGCTGCTGCAAGACCAAGTTGCCAACTTCCGTATGTTGCAGCTGCGATAATACACACAGCTAGTGTGTGTGCTGTCTTTGATGCTCCACCTTTCATCCTTTTTTTTCCTCCTCTAAACAACTTACCATTTCTTAAAAAACTTGTAGATGATGGATTCTTTTTTGCTACTGCTTCAATCATTTCGAAAGATTCACTTTCAGTATGTTCACCTTTACTATTTTTTATCAACTCTTGTAGTCCTGAAAAATCACAACGAGATGCCATTATTATAATATATAATATGAAAAAAAATTTTTTGTTAATAATAATGTTAGTTAAAACTGACGCAGTATTTTATTATACAACTCAATAGATAGATCGATAACATAAATAAAATTATTAATCACCGTAGTTTTTTCAATAGATTCATTGTAAGCTAAACGAATAATACTAAAATTATCATGTGGATGATTTTTCCTAAATCCACAAAACCCGACAGTTTTTTTATTTACAAAATATTGGTCATATAGCATAAACTCGAGCAATTTGCCAATAGTGTAGTCGTGATTTTGTAGACGGATGTCGTAACAATTCTCCAATGTAGACGTGCTTTCATCAATAGTAATAGCACCAGACTCGAATACTTTTCTCAATTCTTGTAGTTGGATAATAAGTACATTACACGATGCCTTTACAATATCATGATTTTCGAATACACCAACAGTTTCAATGGTGAAATCAAAGCTATTTTCAACAAAATGTCTCTGTGAATCCAAAATGTTCCAGTTTTTTTCGGCAATAGCCATTTCCTCTTTATTAAGACCCTTTTTCTTTGACTCCTTCAAATATTTTCCCAACTCGACGGTTCCTTTTTCACTGTCGATAGTATTACCATACGCGCATGTAGATACTACATTAAACATCCCGTTATCTTTTGCTGACGAGATAGATAAAGTACATTCAAAATGTAATGCTTCGCCTTTAATTTCGGTTGACATTTGTGGTCGCAGTTTTACGATATCGATATATCTTTTTGTGATAGGATCAGGAGGGAAAATCTTTGTATTTTCAGCTTCAGAAATGAACTTACTATTTTTGATGTCATATATCTTGAAATCCTCTGTTGTAATATATTGAATAGTATCTGAATCATTTACTTTTTCAACAACAATTTTATAATTATCAATAGGTAGCGATAAATCGGTAATATGAATAGGAACACAACTCAATCGCTGCTTAATAATTTCATTGTTTAGTTTAGTTGTATTTTTATGGATAATACAATTATTTTTTTCATAGGGAAATGTTTCAAATACGACAGATGGAATATCTACCACAATGGTTCTTCGCACTGCATTCGCGATACTTACATCTACACCACTTAGGGTAAACTCCATCTCGGTACCACGTTTATTAATTGTCACGACTGGTTCTGTCATTATTACTATTGTTATATATTTTATATTTAGGTTTATATTTAATCAATTTTATTTTATATTTAGTTAAAAAGAATTTTGTTTATTATTTTAAGTAAATATAGATGTCGAATATTTTATACTATAGTAATTATTGTACTAATTGTAAGAATGTATTAACAACGTTGTCTAAAAGCGAACTTAAAGAGGAACTGTTTTATTTATGTATTGACAAGAGGAAAAAGGGGCATGATGGTGCAACTTATTTAGTATTGGAAAATGGACAAGAGTTACGATTGCCGCCTACTGTTACAAAAGTACCAGCATTATTGCTGATAAATAATGGTCATCGTGTTTTATTTGGTGATGAAATTTACAACCATTTTAGACATAAGGAAACACAATCAAAAAATATAGCTACAATGAATAATGGTGAACCAGCCGCATTTTCTTTAGGTAGTTTGAGTATGAGTGGCGTAAATTCTGATAATTATAGTTTTTGGGACATGTCAAGCGATGATCTATCAGCAAAAGGTAATGGTGGTTTAAAGCAAATGTATAATTATGCAATTCCTGATAATGACTCATCTATAGAAACGCCACCAGATAATTATGTACCAGATAAAATTGGGGGTGATGTATCACTTGATTCTCTTACACAATCACGAGAGCAAGAATTATCAAACAAGTAAATCAAGCTTAATAGTTTTTTCGTTAAAATATTTAAAAAGAAAAACAGTTATTCATTTATAGATAATATGACCGACAAGAGTTTGGTATTAAAAGGATTTAACGAACATTTTATGGAGTTTATTGATGATATATATCAAGTATTTCCACATGACTCTGAAATACTTGCCACAAAGAACGCGCTTGGTATGCTAAGAAAGGCGAATCCGCGAATGATTATTGATGTATGGCATCGTCATATCACGATTAAATACGAGAATGAAATAAATAATTCTAATATTGACTTCTTTGTGAATAAGGATTATAGTAATGATGTTAAAAGTATGAATAATACTGACAAAATTATTAGTAAGATTAATATGTTGAAACAGCCTATATCTGAAATGAGTGAGACAGACCAAGCAAAGACATTGAAATATATTCAAAATTTGTCAAAATTAACGACTTTATATTTTATTGATTAAGATTGATTTAAATAGGAATTAGTATAGATTTGTATAATGGAAAATTATAGTGAAGAGTCAGAAAAGAATATCGATGTTCCAACTGAATTTAAGAAGATTACAAAGGATTTTGTAAGGGATATTTTAACCACGTTTCCTGAGTATATTCCAAAATTGTGTGATGACCTGAAAGATATTGGAATGAAGGAGCACTGTGATGACTCTGTTAGTAGAGTATATGAATATTGTAAAACTGTATTTCCTGAACGATTTTTTGATATTTTGTATCAAAACGAGGATATTTTTACTGATTTGAACATAGATACAGCATTTTTACCAGATATAGATTTCAAATATTTTTGGTCATGTGATATTTCAGATAAGACCAAAGAAACAATTTGGAAATATTTACAACTCATGCTTTTTACAATGGTAAGTTCATTCAATAATACTGACAGCTTTGGGGATACGGCAAAGATGTTTGAATCAGTTGATCAGGAAGATTTTAAGTCCAAGTTGGAAGAAACAATTGGTCAGATGCATAATGTATTTAATTCAAGTGAATCAGGAGAAGGCGATAAAAATAAAGGTGGTATAAATATGGATAATATTCCAAACTCCGACGAGTTACATAGTCACATTACAGGAATGTTGGGAGGAAAACTTGGTAATTTGGCGCGCGAAATTGCAGAAGAAACCGCAGGTGAATTGGATTTGGATTTGGGAGACGATGCAAATATGGATGATGTGTTCAAGAAAATGATGGGTGATCCTTCCAAGCTAATGGGATTAGTCAAAAATGTAGGCAGTAAATTAGACAGTAGAATTAAAAGCGGAGAGTTAAAAGAGAATGAGCTTCTACAGGAAGCTGGAGAAATGATGAAAAAAATGAAAGATATGCCGGGTATGGAAAATATTCAATCTATGCTGAAACAAATGGGTATGGGTATGCCAGGAGGAGCCGGAGCATTTGGTGGAGCGAATAAAGGACCAAGTAAATCCAGAGGTAAACCAGATATTGCGTCGTTTAATAATATGATGGAAGAACAAACAAAACAAGCACAAATGCGTGAGCGTATGAATAGAAAAGCGGCAGAAAAACAGCAATTAGATGCTTTACAGAAGGCGAAGGAAGCTGCTATGCCCAAAAGAACAGAAGCAGACGCGGCTAAGGCGATGAAAGAGTTACTCGAAATGGATGAAGTAGATAAATCCAAATTAAATGCCAGTTCAACGTCTAAGAAGAAGAAGAAGAAGAAGAAGAAGGCATAAAATAAGAATTATTATATTTATACTTATTGTTTAATCTATATAAGTATAAATGAATATGAATAATTATTATGGAGATTAGAGATAGCAGCCTTGTTAATGGCAAAGGTTTATTTACTACGAAATCAGTTGAAAAAGGCGGAGTAATGTTTGTTCTGACTGGAAAGATCTATTATGAACCCTTGCGCGAAACGATTTACATCGGAAATAATGAACATATTTACGATGAATACGGAATTTTTATTAATCATTCGTTTTCACCCAATATTGTCATTGAGAATAAGAATGTGGTCGCGCTCTACGATATTAAAGCGGATGAAGAGGTTGCATTTAATTATAATGATTCAGAACCAAAAATGGCAGCACCATTTTCATTAAATGGTGTAATGGTAGACGGTAATCCTAATATCAATTAAAGTAGTATAATTTCATATATTTTGTATGAAATTATATCTTATCAACCATTTCTTCGAATGAATACATTTCTTTATCCAATTCTACACAACTACTATCAATTACATCAACTATTTCTATAGTAATATGTTCTGGAACGCATGTAAGGTCTAAATATTGAACTACATCACTCAAAATATGTAATTTTAAGTTGAAATCCATATTATCCACAATACATTTTCCTGTCCATCGTTCTAATGGTAATATTCCGTTTAAAGAACTTACTCGTCCACGTACTCCTTGATATTTGCCTTCACGTTTACCGGGTTTACCTGATGGACATTTCATGCGCCATTCGCATGATAAGGCGTTGATATGATTTGGGAATCCAGATAGCATGGTACATATTTCCCATGCTCCTCCTTTTCCATGTGTAGCTCGTGCTCCACCTTTTATTTCTTCATTATGTTGCCTTAATCTTCGCATGGGATTGTTTGTGGAACCATTATATGTATTATTCTTGAACTGAGGTAGTTTATTTCTTAAAATATAACAATACCACATTATACTTATCTATTTGTTTTTTTATTCTGGTATTGAACTAATGTCAGAATAATTTTTGACTATTCAAGTTTCATTATTTTAAAAATAATATGATTAATTATAAAAATAGAATATATATAATGACTGTAAAATTTTGGACAGAAGACCCATATGTATTACTTAATAAAACATATATAACTGATGTTTGGCCATCGGAAAACATGGATTATACACAAAAAATGAATGCAATATCGCGATTGATTATGATTTTATCCGGTTTAGGATTTATCACTTTAAGATCATTTCCTATTTTGGTTACTGGTATTGTTACTTTAGGTGTAATTGTTCATATGTTTAATAATAATACAACCAGTAGTGAATCTATTAAATCATTTGCAAGGGAAGGTTTTACTAACAAAAAGAACTTTGATATTATGAAACATAACTTTGAAAAGACTCAGGTTAAAAATCCTTTAAGCAATGTATTATTACCAGAGATTCAAGATAATCCTACCAGGAAATCAGCACCTCCTGCATTTAATCCAAAGGTTGAACACGATATAAATGAAAATACCAAAGACATGGTTGCTCAGATAAATGAATCAAATGAAGGCATTGATAAACGTCTTTTTAAAGATTTAGGGGATAATTTTGGATTTGAACAATCAATGCGAAATTTCCATAGTATGCCAAATTCACGAGTCCCAAATGACCAAAAGGCATTTGCTGAATATTTATATGGAGATATGACTTCATGTAAAGATGGTGATAGTTTGGCATGTGATAGAAACAACTATAATAAATATCCTGGAAATTAATTCCGACGGTTTAGTAAATATAATATATTATTATAGTAATAATAATGGCTTCAGTTAATGATTATACTTTTAATAATATGTCGCGAATTGGTAATGACAATTGTGACTTAAGTCAAAGAAACCAACAAAGCACAAAAAATGCAAATTATATGCTTACAAATTTTGGGGCTTCCGATTGCTTGATGAAAAACAGCATGGACATGGCGCTATCACAACCGAATATTAACTATAGTGGACCAAAGCAAATGGCTCTTGATGGCTGTAATGTAGATACTAACTCCAATCTATTGATTGGATCAGTTCAAACAAATCCTCGTTGTCGTATTGATTTACAGGAGCGACCATACAAGACTGTTCCGTTCTTGGGACGTGGTGCTGGTAATCCAGTATTAGAGTCCCAATTAGTACAAGGGGAACAACATTCGAGTAGAAAGAGTATTGATCCTTCTTCTGAGAAATCTTATATTCCTTTATCTCAACCGGAGTTAATTCCCTCATTAGCATCTACTGTTAATAATCCTGCTAATTTGGTAGAAGGTGTTGCTGCTGAAGGTTGGATTCGTGGTGGATTACCTTCTCGTGAATTAACAAAAGATTATGACTATTTCACAGGAAAGAACAAATAAGTGATTATATCAAAAAATGAATATAAAATATAAGGCATATTATATTTTATATGGTGAACTATAATCACGATTGTGTAGTATCTTATGATGACGACGATGATGAATATCGTGTAATGATATTTAATGCATATAATATTATAATGGAGGATAATAATTTGGATGAAGCCTTTCTAACGCTATGTGTAAGACAGCGGGATCTATATGAACATGTTAAAACGGACCGAAATATTCTAACTATGTTCAGTGATATTATGAAATCGGATAAGAAGCCGAATTGGATATCAGATGATAACGAATTTAATTTTACCTACTTACACAGTTATGATTTTTTCGGTGATTTTCATAAGATACTATGTAGTGTATTGAAACAAGATGATGCTTCTACATTGAAAATGTGTGATTTATTGAAAAATAAAATAATAAACAATATATAAAATGGCATCTACCAGAAATAACAATACATCTACAGACTATAAATTGGAACAACGTAATTTTGAATTAGCACAAGCATATACTCATAGTCAGTACTATGGCAAATCGAATATGCCAGCCACACCTAATTGTGGTTTAGCGCCACCCAAATTTTCTATTCATGAACAGTCGCATAATGGTATTGATATTGAATCAGAATTACGTGGTATCGATTCCACAAATTTAGTAAAACCCAAAGCACCTGTGATAGTAAACATGAAGCAAATACCTGAGGTTGTATTTTACGATCGTGGTGCTATGATATTACCTGATCAATTAGTTGTTGAAAAGAAACAACGACCCTATTTTATGTCTTAAGAAAATTATTATATAAGATATATATAAAATAATGTCGTTAACCAGTATAAAAAGTAGTCAGCTTAGAATTGAAAAAGATTTACAAATTTCAACCTTCACTGGTCGATACCATTTAAATGTGCCTGGTCCTGGTGATAATGTGAATTATGAATCTGACCCTCATATTCGTCTACAGAAATGGGGAGCCAATTACCATACAAATACCGTAAATTTAGAGAGTGATTTGAAAGGAATGACAAGAAGTTTGAACCGTGATTGTGCGAAAACGGACAATTATTTAGAAAATAGGGTGAAGTCTGTTCAAGTTCCTTCTGGAGTAAGTAATCCTTACACAGAACAGTCGAGAGCCATTATGCCGGCATGGACTGCTCGTGATTTAGAACAACCTCATTGGAGTATATTGCCTTTAAATCCACAAGAACATACATGTATTCCTTTTCATAATAATTTAAGCACCCGTATCTTAGAGAAAGATTACTATAGTCCTAATGTTCCATGTGTTAAAAACAATACAAAGGAAGGATTACCAGTTCATAATTTCATGAATGGAAATAGTACTGTTTGTAAAACACGAAGTTGTGATACTTTGTAAATAAATCCATAATAGTATTTTCTATTATTAATTTATTGTTAAGAAAGTCAAAATAATTATATTGTTTTATTATAAAATGGAAGCTGGTCTTGTTGCACTAATCGGTCTAGGAGGATTATATACAATATCAAATCAAAATAATAAGGAGGCATTTAAGACAAACGATAAAAATAGTAACAATAGTAATACGCCTACTAATAATTATCCGGTTGAATCAACCGAAGATTTGGCAACAAATGTAAATCAATATGTAAATCCAAATCAAGCATCTGATAAATATTTTAATCAGGATGTGTATAAAACTGATGCGAGACAACAGGAGAAGGATGTTGGTAGTAATTTACCTACAGATCAGTACTCATTAACTGGGGAGCCATTAAATGTAACTGATTTCAAACATAGCAATATGAAACCTTTCTTTGGTTCAAAGGCGCGTGGATTTGGTGCTTTGGGCGAGAATTTTCACTTGACTACAGAGTCTAATTTAGATTCAAAAACAGGTGCTGGATCGCAGCATATGAAGAAGAAAGAACGAGGTGCTCTTTTTAAACCTGAAGACAATGTTCAATGGGCGAATGGAGCTCCCAACATGACAGATTTTTACAGAACACGTGTTAATCCCAGTACAAAGATGGCGAATGTAAAGCCATGGGAGTCGGAACAAGTTGGACCTGGACTAAATCAAGGGTATGGGTCAAAGGGTACTGCCGGGTTCAATTCTGGTATGGAAGCCCGTGATCAATGGCAACCAAAAACAGTAGATGACTTACGTGTTGTTACTAACCCCAAAGTTTCATATGGACTTCAAAATCACGAAGGTCCTGCTGGTCCTGCTTTGTCCAGTATGGCAGAACGTGGACAGATTGGTAATGTAGAAAAATATGCCCCAGATACATATTTTTCAAATGGTCCTGAAAGATACATGACTACAACTGGTTTAGAGAAAGGACCTACATCTCGTGCTATGGAAGTAATGCCATTTGAGAATCGGTCAGAAACCAGTATGGAGTATCAAGGTATTGCTGCTGGTAACTACAAGAAGGCGAAAATTAATGAAAATTATACTGAGCCTGCGCGAGATCATGTATATGGATCTGTTTTAGGAGGTCCATCAAGAGGTGGTGGTAGTTCTGCAACGGATGCGGATTATGGTAAGCACAGTTTTATATCTAAACCAAATAATCGTAATACGACTCAGCCTTCTACCCAATTGGGTGGTGTTCAAGCTGCCTTAGGTGCTGTTATTGCTCCTTTACTTGATATATTGAGACCTTCTCGTAAAGAGAATACAGTCGGCAATAACAGATTGAGTGGTAATATTCAGAAATATGGAGCAGGCGGTGAATACGTTATTAATCCCGCTGATAAACCTAAGACAACAATTAAGGAGATGACAGGTGATTCCAAATTCCATATGAATGTTCAAGGACAAACCTCTGATGGTTATATGTTGGATAAACCTGTAGCGGAATTAACCCAGCGTTCTACTACTTCATATAATGATTATGGTAATCCCATGTCTACTGGACAAGGACATCGTATGAATGACCCAGAACGCAATCAACGAAACAATAATAATAAACAGTCTGTTTCTTATACCCCATCAGGTAATACAAATACATTTAATAATCAGATGAATATGAATGTGGCTACTGGTCGTGGAACAAATAATAATCATCTTACTTCTCCGAATATGCCTTCAAGTATTCCCAATTCCACCAGTTTCGGTAAAATAAGTGGACCTCAACAATATGATCAAAACGTTTCGTGTGAGCGTATTCAACCAGATATTTTGTCTGCTTTCAAAAACAATCCGTATACACATAGTCTAAGTAGTACGCGATAAATGACTATAATAAAATCATGTTTATTTTGAGCTCATCGTTTAAAATAAACATACGTTATAAATACATATTAAAAATAAGTATTCGTATATAAGTAATGAGTAGCACGATTCTTAATGTTCATACACACATAAATGACAAATTAGATTATTTTATCCAGGTGAATAAAATTCCTAATATCATTTTTCACGGACCACCTGGTTCTGGTAAAAGAACATTGGTTGACTCATTTATAAAGAAGATTTATAATAATGATAGGAAAATAATAAAGAATTATGTGATGAATATTGATTGTGGGCACGGAAAAGGAATAAAATTTATTCGCGAGGACTTGAAGTTTTTTTCGAAAACGAATATTCATAGCATCAGTAATATGCAAACGTTCAAAAGTATCGTTCTTTTAAATGCCGATAAGTTAACAATTGATGCTCAGTCAGCACTTAGACGGTGTATTGAACTATTTAGTCATTCTACTCGTTTTTTCATTGTAGTGGAGGACAAATCGAAATTGTTGCGACCCATATTATCAAGATTTTGCGATATATTTGTTCCTCTACCTATAATTAAGAATGAATCTGTAAATTTGCATGCATATAAACTGGATGAAATATATGGTAAACCGACTACTGTTGTGAAGAGTATAACCGATTATGTAAAAAAACAGATGAATGGAATACATAAGATTACAGATAATTTAGAACTAATAAAGATGACGAATAAATTTTACGACAAAGGTATATCAAGTATTGATATATTGAAATATATAGAAAATTGTAAAAATATAGAACCACTAAAAAAATATACCTTATTAACTTTTTTTGAAAAGACCAAAAAGGAGTTTAGAAATGAAAAGTTATTTATGTTCTCTATCTTTAATTTCATGTTAATACGTAATAATGACGATTTAGAAAATATTTCATTTATGTAAAATGGATGACTTTAACGTAACCAGTTTACAAGAATCAAAAAATGAGTGGGTAACTCGGCTGATTAACATAATTTCTCCTTTCATCCAAGAAGGATTCAAGTCTATTTACACAGAAGCATATAAGATGTGTATGGAAGCTGACGAGGAGGATAAATACTTGATGACATTTCAGAATTTTATTAGTAGAATTCCTAAGTGGAATGATGAGATGATTCAAAGTGAAGTGAATCGAATTACTGAAAAAAGTTCATGTGGATATATTGAGGATTTGATCACATGTGTTCATATTATTCAATTGAAAGCTCTTACGTGTGTTCGTGTAGGTAAAAAACAGAAGAAGATAGACTTAAATATTCCAAAAATGAAGGATTTTATACACAAAACGTATATTCACGTAGCGCGTAAATTATATACAAATATTTATTTGTTTGAAAAAGATATTCCTCCTCTACAGGTCCAAAAGAACAATCGAGAACTTGAGCTCATTATTAAAGAATGTATTGTGAATGCAGTGCGTGAGACTATTCCGGTAGAGCATATTCTGCGTTCTTATTTGGAAGAAAGTGTTGAAGAGGAGGTAGAAGCAAATGAGACGTTGATTGAAAACAAGGAGGACATATCTAATAGTAATGTTGATAATGATTCAAGTTTGCATAGTGAAATTACTGAAATTATTGATAATGCAAAGAAAGAAGATCAAATGGTTTTGAAAACGGATGACAATGTAAAAATAGACGAAACCGATTCAGGTGTTTCATTAGAAATAAATGACATAGAATCTGAATCAAAGAGTGACGTAGTTTTGGAAAAAGGACTTCAATTTTCTGATATTGATAAAATGATCGATGTCAATAAGAATGAGGAAGATGTGAATGCTCCAAAAAGTGTAGAGCGTCTTGAAATGATTAGTAACGAAAGAAACGAGGCAAGAAAATTAGAAGAACTGGCGAGTATAGATGATGACGATGAAAAGATAAAAATTTCAATGGACACAGTCCAATTAAACTTTGAAGATTTAGGAGCTCCAAGTAGTAGTCCCGATACCAATAATGATTTAGTTGTATTAGATGGGGTTGAAATTCTTAGTTAAATGCGTAAAACCGGAATAATGATAATGTTAATACAAATTAAATGAGTGATATTTTAACATTATCATTAGCAAGTGCAACAGTATATCTAATAATTCGTTTTATTGAAATGAAATATATTGATAAGGATGATAAACCGATTAAATTACTTATGAAAGATGCGGTGTTTGTATTTTTAGGAGTGTATTTGGCTAATTTTATTGTCGACCAAATGGGTGATATGTCACAAGGGAGTACCATTAGTGGAGGAACTATAAAAACACCTGCGTTTACGGGAGATCCTGCGTTTTAAATAATACCGTGTACGATAAAATGAATAAATAATGTAAAATATTGGGTTTACATTATTTTCTCTCTACGACTAATAATTAATTTATAGGCTGTAATTGGGCAAATTGTCTATATACATTATTTTTTTCAATGCGCTACTGTTCAATTTCTTTTTTGTTACTTGAAATTCTATGAATACATCATGTTCCAATTGTTGCTCAGGAGTATGTTTATGAACGTTTCTGGCAATCATTTTGTATAACTTAAATTCGGGATAACGTTCTTCGCCGCTTTTTTTATATAATATATTTTTATTGTTATCATCGTAACACCAGTCAACTATAATTCTTTCGATAGGAGATAACTTACCACGTTTCATACTAACAATATCATCCACAAAGAAATCAAATAATGAGCATCCTAACCTACATAAATCGAAACTCATATTGGTTTCTAATCTGGGCTTGGAATCATTAAAGAAAGGTTCACAATTATATTGTCCGTCGGCATCTCCGTTCTTTCCGAAACAATCACTACAAATGACTTGATTATTATACTTATATATTGCACGCCCGAAATCAATGATTTTCCATATTTTACCGAACGTGGGTACTTTGTAGAATTTTCCGGCAAAATTGTAATACATGAATTGTCTGTCTGTTTCAATATACATAATATTATTAGTATGAAGGTCGTTATGTGTAAAACTGAAGGTTTTTTGATAAATTAAAAGTGTGAAAATCACTTGCATTAATAGCGCTGACCATTCTTTATCAGAAACGTCATCATCCATCATGTATGCGTCTAATGTATCTGTACATTTTTCAAGAGCGATTATATTAACAGGAAAATCTGGTATATACGCGTAAATATTTTCATCTTCCTCTGATTCATCTGACTCGCAAGAAGACATATCATTGAGTGATTCAATATCACTACCAGACATACTTTCATTATCGTTATTATCTGTAACAGATGTTCTGGATGAACATGATGATGAATGTGACGAACATGTTTTACAGCTTCCTCTACTATTCGATAACTTATTTAAATTTATGGAAGAGAGAGAATGCTCAGTTGGTGATATATCTTCTACTAACTTTTCGTCCAATTTAGAATTATCATCATTATTAATACATTCAGATTCAGTAGAACAAGAAGTAAATATATTATCATATATTTCATCACTAAACGCTTCTACTGATTTTAATGAAATATTATTATTATTATTAATCTGTATTTTTTTTTTGTTATTTCTACTATCATTATTATCAGCTTCATCATAGAATGCTTCATCTAATGTGAATAATACATCTTTATTATCATGAAAAAAGTCGGATTCACATAGATATTCAATATCATCGAATACATTATAGCGGAAATCTTTCTGATTGGCTATAAAGGAACCATAATAGTCATTTGCATTTAAAACATCATGTTTGTGTAATAATTTACTGGAGAGAAATGAAAAGAATCCGTCGGTGTATGCTGAGTTATTGTAAGCGTTTTTTTTGTTGGATATAATATCGTTGCTTTCAGTTATTGAAGGTAGACTAAATAGGTCATTATTTTCAGTATTATATTTACCTATGAGATACTTTGTAGGATCTATGATAGGTGAAAATTTGATAAACATGTCTTTATTTGTAATTATCGATGTGTCGGTTGTTTGTAGTTCACATGAGAAACAATTGTGATTGACACGATTTTTTATTTGTTGTAGTTTAAATTGTTCATTTAATTGAATATTGTTATAGTTTGACTCGTTTAGTTTAAAAAACAAATTGTAAATCGGGTTGTAATTTTGAATATTTGTCACATTTAAAGGTTCAGAGAAATCAGCACAGCTATTATCCTTAATATAGTTCATTTCGAACATTAATTCTTTAACCTTTGAATATATAAATTCTCTAATGTTTTAACTTATTATCTCGTTTTTTATGAATAGTTTTTTTGTTAAATAAAAGTAATGACATTAGAATTGAGAAAATTTGACATGAAAAATATTAAGTTTCATGCGGATGATAAAAACGGTAGTACTGGTCCTGTTATTGTATTGATAGGTCGTCGTGATACCGGTAAATCTTTTTTAGTTCGTGATTTATTATTCTATCATCAAGATATTCCTATAGGTACTGTTATTTCAGGAACAGAAGCAGGGAATGGATTTTATAGTAGCCATGTTCCAAAATTATTCATTCATGATGAATATAATACAGCTATTATTGAAAATATTCTTAAGAGACAGAGGACAGTAATGAAACAAATGAAAAAAGAAGTAGAAGCATACAAAAGAACCACTATTGACCCAAGAGCATTTGTTATATTAGATGATTGCTTATACGATTCATCGTGGTCAAAAGATAAATTGATGCGATTATTATTTATGAATGGACGTCACTGGAAGATTCTACTCATTATTACAATGCAATATCCTTTAGGTATACCACCTAATCTAAGAACGAATATCGATTATGTATTTATTTTACGCGAACCTTATATTACAAATCGTAAGCGAATTTGGGAGAATTATGCAGGCATGTTTCCGACGTTCGAATCGTTTTGTCAAGTCATGGATCAATGTACAGAAAATTATGAGTGTTTGGTGATTAATAATAATGCCAAAACGAACAAATTACATGATCAGATTTTCTGGTATAAGGCACAAAATCACAGTGATTTCCGTTTAGGGTCCAAAGAATTCTGGGAACTATCCAAGAATCTTAATTCGGACGATGAAGATGAATCATATGATCCAAATTCAGCACGACGAAAAAGCGCAGGTCCAAAAATTAGTGTTAAAAAATCATCATGGTAAATCATGTAAGTAACTATCATAAATTATTCATCTGATACTACCATGACATCTGTAATCCACTCTATAGGAACTGTCCATAATTCATGTTGTTTCATACATATACTACTATCCTTATATCCAAAAACGTGCATTTTTCCACAACTGGTCTCTATATATGTACCAGTGAATGTTTTTAGTGATTTCTTATAGGGAATACACGTGTAAAATTTATATGTTTGTCCCATAATTAAATAAGTATTACTTATTTTTACCATTTGTTATTTATAATTTGAATTATTTCATTTCAATTTATAAATTATCTGAAATCTGGGTTCCATTCTTTGTCGCCGTTACAAATATTTAATATATTAATATTATCAATCGATTTTGACAATGTGACCAATGAATGTTCAAAATCAATTATCCAAATTTTACCGTCATTATCTTCTACAAAATTATACCCAGTTAAATCGGGATATTCGATATTATGTGATACAAGAGTTTGTACTATTCTGACGACTTGTTCAAATAGTTCATCAGGAATATCTGTAGCATCTTCGCCATAATTATGTGATAAATTATTATTATCTATTTTCCTCATAATCATAATCTTACTAATAGCGTCATATTCAATAATTTCGGGGACATTTACAATACCTAAATGATATACATATTGCTGCATAGAATACTCTTTGAATTCAACATTATGTTTTACGTAGTAAGAATTTGAATCTGATTGGTCCATTATACCTATGAGTATACTATATTAAAACGATTCAATTTTTGTTAACATCTTTAATCCACATCACCAATTGATGGCGACCATTCCTCCTCCATTTCTGATACGTCAACCGGGTCATCCGTATCATCTGTTTCATGAATATTAGATGCTGCTGCCTGTTTCATCACAAATGGTTGTAGGAATTGCTCCAATTCGGTTTTCTTTTCATGGTATACAGATGATTCTTCATTCGTAGAATTATCCAACCACTCTTGGAATTCCGTCACCTTTTCTGAAATAGAGCTAATATCATCTTCCTCCAATTTATTATTTTTTTGCGAATCATTTACTATATCCTTTGCACCAAATAGAGCCGTTTCAAGCGAAGACTTAGATTCATATTGCTCTTTGAGTTTGAGGTCTGATTCTTTGAATCGTTCTGCCTCATCTACCATTCGTTGAATATCTTCGGCACTAAG